GTGCGGTTAGAAATTTATGGCGGTCTCAAACGATTTAGCAATGAATTTGTAGTCAGAGGCGACAAGTTAAAAGAGGGAATGAGTGCTTTATTAATGCAATTAGGCGGGTTCAGAGAACAAATTCAGAAAGGCAAATTTCACGTTATTGTAGGCAATAATAAAGAAAAAGAGTTATCCGAAGAAACAATTTACGCAAATTCCGATGAGGAATTAACCGAAAATACAACCTTACATATTATGCCAGTAATTAGAGGGGCTAAGCGTTTAGGCTTTTGCAGATAGTGGTGGGGACAGTATTAATTGCGGCCTCTTGGTGGGCTGGTGGTGCGGCAGGTTGGTCATATTTAGGAGCATCGGGATTTGCTGGGGCAACGGCAGCCTTTGCGTTAGCGTTATCTGATAGATGGTTTATCGCATCACCAAATTTTGCCATTTCACTAATCGGCTTGCCCAATACGTTCGCCATGGTTGCCATCGCAGTACCCGCATCACCTGCTGCCATATCGAATGCCACTCCCATTTTTGCGGCATCTTCGGCATAACCAAGTAAATTCTCTCTAGCAATACCCGCTTGACCACCTGCAGCAACAATAGCAGCGATTTCTTCACTTGCCATAGGGATAGTGCGTATGAGCCTAAGGATATCTTGCTCCATCTCTTTGAATTGAGCAGGACTATCAAAATTCACTACCTTTTTTACATCTGCCATTGCACTTTCAAATTTAATAGCAGGTTGTGCTATAGCAAGCATGGATGTTGTTGCGGCAGTACCTAACGAGATCAATGAACTGGTCCCAAGTGCAACATTTTTACCCAAGCCTAGCATGCGGCTCCCAACGCTTTGACTTTCGTCTTTAAAAAGCTTCAGGCTATTTCTTAAATTCTTAATTCCAGCTATCGCACCACCGACGGATGCGCCGATAACTAAAGATATTGCTAAATTTGAAGACATCGTTTATATTTCTCTCATTACTAAGGGGGGGGGATATGAAAACCACTACTAGCTTTGATTTTTTAGAAAGCCTCATTGTATTGAGCTGTGTCGTAGGCTTTGGCTATACCCTGTATTCATTTTTAACTTTTGCAGCATCACAACTGGATTTTGTGCAAATTATTTTTGCTGTTTTTATCTGGGTTATTGCTTGGCAAATAATCGGTGCTGTTTTATTTTTTGCCTATCGGCTAGGTTCAGGACGCTTGTTTTCAAAAGCGAACAAATAAAGTAATAAAGCCACGTTATAGCGTGGCTTTACTTTTGCTGTATCCTGCTTTAATTTGGCGGTTAGCTTGTTCTAGCCAAGTTGATAATTCATCCAATGTCATTTGTTCAATTTCACTAACATTCCAACCAAACCACCACGCCACATCAGCAACCATAGCATTGAGCTGTTCAATACTTACTTTCCCTTTTGCATATCCGCTAACGCTGCTTGGACTTTGGCATAATCCGCAATATCCATAGCATCAAAATCCTCAGGTACCAGCCCTGTGAGAAGTGATAGCATATAGATTTCTTTATCTGCATCAGTGCCTTTAAAATTACTCATCTGTTTAATATCCGCCACTTTTGCACGGCGAATCTTTAATTCGGTAATATCTTTACCTTCCCCGTCTTTAATCGGAAATTGGAGTTGAATACTGCGATAAATTTGGATTTGATTAGAAAGAGACATAAAAAAACTCCTTAATGCTTCATTGTTTAACTTCATTAAGGAGTTTAATTAAACACGATTTAAAGTGCTTTTAAAGTGCTTTAAAGATTTTTAACTATTGCCCAATATTAGTGCGGTATTTTTGTAACACATCTTGCCCATTTACACGCAAAATATTAGCAAATGCATCATAGAAGAAGATCTCCTTACCGCCAACGGTTTGCTTAATAGAATGCACTTGGAAGGTATCTGCGTGTTCTGTGGCTTCCTTGTTTTTGAGGCTTCCCCCTGTTGTTTTACTAAAGCTCACATTCATAATGGTAACCATAGGTTCTTCTGCCACTAAGCCACGGGCATCAAATACCTGCAGATTAGAACGAGCCATCAGCTGTACGCTCTTCATTGGGTTGTAGGCTTTGGCTCGCACTTCAGGATAAAAACTATCCCATGTTACTTCGCCCTCTAATGCTGCAATACCAGAGGGTAGCTTAATAGTTCCCACAAGCCCTAAGCCTTTGTGTTCGATTTGCTCAAATTCAATATCTGGCAATTTAAACTGTTTTGCTTTGCCCAGTAATGAGTTTCCATCCATATACACATTGGCATTGATAATCTGATTAATTGCTACGCTCATTTATTACTCCTTATTTTTGTGACACTAAATTAACCAAGTATTTACGTGTCATTACTGACGTGTTGGTAATACGTTCCGCGGGTAATTTCGGTGTGTAATCGTATTTAATCGGCACTTATCCTTTACTAAACGCATCCACTAAATCATAGTCATAATCTAGCCCTAAGCTATATCCGACAATTGAAGGTAAGGCACGCAAATAAGTGTCTACCGTTTCAGTAAGGCTATCAATTAATGCGTCATCAATTGGGCGGTCAATATATTGCAATTCAACCATGCGAATACTTTCATCAATTAAGTCCCCCGTGCGAAGTGCGGTTTCAAAATTGATGATATGCGTGACAGTTGGGTAATTTGATGAGCGGTTACCCCAAAGTCGGAAACCAGTGCCAAAACTGTTGAAAATGGTGGTGATGCCCACCGCATTTAAACGGTTCGTTTCAGATTGGATATCATCAATACGTGCAGTCAATGGTAATTCCATACCGATTACACCGAGTAATTGGTGGTTTGAGGTACTATGCCAATAGCCTTTTTCTACATCCACTTTCATACGAAGCCCTGCAGCGTGAACCGCCAAACTTTCTAACTGGTTACTGGAACCTAATGCATACGGAAAAAAGTGGCGTACACGTTCAGTTGAATCTTTTGCATTAATCGTGCCTTGTGGACCACGACCTTGGATAGCTTTAGAAAGGCTCGTGCCTTTCGGCAACTGCACATAAGCCACTGCTTTTAATTGTTCGGCAAGTGTACCAAGTGCTAAAGCACAGCTGGCTGTTTTATCAAATTCAGGACAAATCAGAATTTTTGCATCCGCACCATACAAGTTGAAACCATCTCGCAATAATTCAAAGCCTTTACGTTTACCTGTTGAACTTTCAATGCCACCCTTGATATCTTCTTCAGTGACTTTCTTGGGTCAGCGTAGGTATAAGTCGCAGTCAATGACGTCTTGCTCACTTTTAAACGAATTTCGCCCGTTTGCATATCTACCCAATAATCTTCATTTAGGGTTAATGGTGTGCTATTGGACTTTAATGTTAGGCTTAATAAGCCTTTTTTCTGCGTATTCGCAAGTAACGTGGTTTCATCCAGCGTAATACTTTCATCTTGAATTTCGCTTTTGTGTTTTGATACATCTAACACGTTCACAACATATACTTGCCCTGCGGCATAACGAGCAATCACATCAAATGCATCAGGTAAGGTGAAACCTTGATTTAAAATCGTACCAAATTTGGCAAAGTCTTTCTTAGTTTGACACAGTGTTAACTCATTAAGTGGACCTATTGGTGCTGTACCGACAATGCCAATAATTGCACCATCAACCGTTTCGACTGCAACGGAGCCACCTGTAACACGTTTGGTTTCTGTGCCATGATGAAATGCCATATAGTTCTCCTATGATTTAGGTTGTAAAATGGGGTTAAGCGGATCCGTTGGCTTGCGAGAATAGACGTTTGCCAATTTAGGTAAATCCACTGTTTTTGTTTGCTCAACTTGCCACGTTTCGGTTTGTACTAAGAGCTGATATTGCCAAAGCCCATCTTCCTCACCAGCAAATTCTTCATTGATTAATGCACAAGCGAGACAATTTTCTGGACGAAATCCAACAATAGCCAACCGCACTTGATCTAATATGGCTAAGGCACCATCATCATTGTGTTGACTGCGTGCAATGACCGTCAATGCAATGGTCACAGTGCGTCGTTGTTGAATAATATCCGTGCTATTAATGCGTTCAAACTTTGACCCTGCGTATTGAATAAGAATTGCACCAGATTCATCTCGCAGGAAATATTCACTCGGATTGTTAGGGAAGAGTTCAATAGCAAAACGGTCAATCTGTGATAGAAGGTGAGTTTGTATGCTGTTTAAAATTGGCTGTGTCGCACTCATAACAACACCTCTCAATAACCTGTTAAATCTATTTTCTTATTAGCTCTGGTTTTGAATTTAGCTACATCGTCCAATGCATTTGTGCCATTTTCATTCAGCTCTTCTAAGCCAAGATGTAACTTACCGCTTTGAATGCGCTCAAGATCTTTCAATGCTTGAGCGTAGGTATCCTTGACGTTCTCAGGGAAACCTTTCCCTTCGGGACGACGTGAATAAAGCCAAAAGCGAGCAAATTGCAAACAGATGTTACGCACGATTGTCGGCACCGATTTTAACGGCAACAAATAGCGAGAACGTAAATAACCGTCCACAGTTTCCGTGGCATACTGACAAGCCTTGTCAAGCACCAATGGGTTATACTCTGTCGCTCTAGAATGATCATTGGATAGTTCAATCAGACTGCGTTCACTCAATACTTCTGTTAAATCCTGTGCCGAAATGTACATTATTTATCTGCCTTTTCTTTGGTTTTTTCTTCCGTTTTTTTCTGTGCTTTTTCAGCAGCTAAACGCTCTTGCTCTGCTTTTTCTTCAGCAAGACGTCGTTCTTCTTTTTGCTTTTCCAATTCAGATTGGTCTAGCTGAATATAAAGCGATAAGTTTTCCGCTTCTTCAGCAGTCAATTCGATTTTGTCGCCCTTTTCATAGCGTTTGCCGTTGTGAAGAATTGCCATTGTGCCAACGACGGCATATAACATTTTTTTATTCATTTTTCTCTCCCAAAAAAGTGAGTAAACCGCACTTAAAACTCGTTTAAATACGGCTTAAATTAGATTTAAATACAGCCCTTGATTAAGTAACCAGCAGCTTTACCAACAATGTATGGCTTATTGATATCTGTTGTACGCACGATTTCAACTTTGCCCCCAACTTCAGTATAGGTATCCACATATAAGCCATTTTTACGACGCACGGTATAACCATAAGATGGCTCATAGATATTTTGTTTTTTCTCTTTTGATGCAGCTGCAACATAAGCAAGCACGATAGCTTTTGACCAAATATCTTTTAATTCACTACTTTGTTCATACACCGCCTCACCAATGATGACTTTGTCAATTTTGACTAACTTTGCAAAATCTTCAGGCGTTAATACTGCCGTTGCCACATATTTGATTTTTTCTAGTACTTTGGGGTGTTCACTTAACACTTCCCATACATCACCAGAAATTGCACAAACATTCGGCTTACGACCTGTCGCACGTTTAATTGCACGAATACCTGCTTTAATAACAGAAATTGGATCAGAGTTTTTATCCGTAAATTGAGAAGTACCACTTAACGTGATTTTATTGCTTGCATCATAGTTGTCTTCGTTTAATGCTAAATCCGCACAGGCTTTTTCACGATTTAATGCAATCACATCTTGAGTGACACCCGTTGCGTACTGACGAAGTGGATAAACGCCTTCCGCTTCATTCACTTCACGAATATCAATTGGATATTCAATGTCGTTTTCTTCTAACACAACAGTCAATGAACCAATATCTTCGGGTGTTAAACGATTTGATGCGGCTCGAAGTTCACGCTTTGTGGTTTGTAAGCGGAATGCTAAGCGCCCAAAAGTTGGGATTTTGCCCCCTTCTTTTTGTGTTTCTGCAATCGGGAATAACACTTCAGAAATCATATTCCCATTGTAATAACCCTGTGCTAACTCTGTTAATACAGGGTCAACAACACGATGTTTTGATAAATCAGACATTTGATTTTCTCCCTTGATTTATGAATGAATTGCATTGAATGCGGTGACATAAGACACATTGTGTTCTTTCATATAAGCACGTACACGCTTGTCCATATCAATAGCCTCTGCGCTTGTGCCTTCCGCATATTCAACCGTATTATCTTCAGTTGTTGTGGCATTATCTTTCGTTGCCACTTCACCAAATTGAATAATTTGAGGTTGCGCTTCTAAAAATGCTTTAATTGCAGTCAGGATGTTTTCCCCTTCGCCAAATTCAACTACGCCACCAGCTGATTGCACAGCAGCACAGTTCAGCAACTCAATGGCTTTTTCTTTTGACACAGGAGCAAGTTTCCCTACGCTAACTAGACTTTCTGCAAAATCAGCGTTTTCAGCTTTCGTTTGATTTAATTGCGCTTCAGCTTTTTGGGCTTCAGCTTGGGCTTTTTCATCTTTTAGCTGTTGGTTTTCAGCTTTCAGACGCTCAAGCTCAGCTTTTTCTTCTGCACTCATTTCAGGTTCTCCTTGTTGTTGAGTGGGTTCATTAAAAATCGGAGATTCCGCTTTTTGCGGTTGTAGCGAGTTGCGTACGGCTTCTTCTTATACGCTACCCACTAAATAATCGGGTAAAACTTTATCCGCCTCCTGTCCGTGCTTACCAATAAACCAGTCACGCAAACGTCGCCACAGTGTGGCTTCTGTCCAGTCAGAAAAATCCACCACTCCTTCTTCATCTTCAGCAAATTCAGGGTTACGCAATCCTTTGACAGCAGGTGGCATTGCCCCTAAAAATCCCACGTGACGTAAATAAAGCGAGCCTTGTTTAGGATTAGCTTGACTGTTGGCAAGATAGAATGAAGCAGAAACTTTTTTAAATCGTCCTTTATCTACCATCTCGGCAAATTCAGGGTCGATTTGGTCAAACTCTGCCTTGAGAATATCGCCATCAAGCTCTAGGCGTTTGACCCACGCATAAGCTGGATGATTATGTTGTGGATGACCGATAACAGCGGGAGCCTCGTGAAACTCCACGTTATAACTTTGTACTGCTTGTTGTAAGTCTTCGATAGTCAATGTGACTTCTTTGCCATTAGCATCTTTACGAGTGCCAGCTTTGAAAATTTCAATGAGATTCATAATGCCTCCGTTATAAAAACATTATGCCAAGAGGAAAGTGAAAAGAATTTTAAAGTGCTTTAAAGATTTGATGAGGAAAACATTATTAAGAGAGAGTTAAGTTTTATATAAAAACTTAAAGTGCTTTAAATGCGGTTCAAATCGCTTAAATTCAATTTAAATTTTTTGAGACGATAAATCGTATTATTTTTAGATTTAAACGCCACAGTGCGAATTTGTGGCGTTATTTTGATTTTTAGGGTTTATTTCAAATTTTGGTTAATTTGGCGTTGTAAAAGTGCGGTGGCTTTTTTCAGAAGTTTTTGTTCGTCTTGAGCATTTACACCTAACCATGGACGCGCAGGAATTTTAGATTGTTTAGCATAAACGGTATTACTCCCTTTTCCAAATTTTAACCGCTTGCCTTTCTTCGGTCTAATTACGCCACCGAACTGGTGCAATCTGGCATATTTTGCATCGGAACCAAATTCAAGACGATTATCATCATAATTGTATGCTGTCTTTTGTGATAAATAACCACCTTGTTTTAGAATCCGATCGTTTCCTTTTATTTCCCGTGTAATAGAGGAAAGGGGTTGCCATTTTTTACCATCGGGTGCAACTTCAGCTTTAAATCGGTCGGCGTGAATTTTCTTCAAGGTTTCGCCCAATAAGCCGTAGAGTTTGCGTGGGTGCTGTAGTTGTTGGGCAATGCTGTGCAGTTTTGCGAGCGCTTGGGTGTCGTTGAGGGTGATTTTGATCATGGCGTTATTCCACGCTAAAATGCAAGCGTGGTAATGTTGCCACGCTTTATTTAAGGAAATTTTATATCAAATTACGAAGACAACCTTTTAAGAAATATCTTCGTTGCTCAAGTAGCAACCTTGGCAAAAGCAATCAAAGCTGAAAAACTTGCTCAAGGAACAAGGACCACCAGTGATTGCTATCGTGAAGCTATCATTGAAATTAAACGGAATCGTGAGAAGATTCTATCTCTTCTTGATGAGATACAAGCTCATTACTAATGTCAAAACGTTGGTAATCTTGCACATAAGCTTGAAGCCAATGTAAGACAGAAATAATTTCGTTGATTGTTAAGCCTTGGAATTGTGGTAGTAATTCTAGGGCTTTTTTTCTTTCTTCAAGTTCAGTCATTTTATTCTCCTATTGATTAAAAAATAAGTTGGGCGTATAGTTACGGAAGCTAAGGTATCGTAGGGGCTTTAACAAGGTGGCTAAGTGGTCAAACCTTAAGACTTATAAGAACTACGGGAACGGTTCAAGTAAGTTGGTTTGGATATGTTTGTGGGTTCGAGTCCCACCCGATATTTTAGCGTTCCCTTAAAGCTCTCCCCATAACACTTCAAACTGTTGTAATTTCTTTAAATCTTCATCAATCACGCTTGCTGTTTTAACCACATTTAAATTAGCTTTAAATTTTTTGCTAGTAAGCTGATCTCTCAATTTAACTTCATAATCCATTTTGACTGCCACTTTGCCGTGATCTGTGTCATAGATAAAAAGCAAGGTATCTTTAGCATTTTTATCATTAAAACTTTCTTTAGGTTGAAACAAAATTGCCTTAGGATTTCTCAACTTCTCTGGCAACTGCTCCCAAAACTCAATCGGCAGGTTAATGCCTTTGGCTTGCTTAGTATCACGCAAGGCGTGTAATACATCTTCATCACGCACTGCTATCACAGCAGTTTGAGGGGCTTTATCCATTGCAGTTAGCTTATCAATCACTTCGTCATGAATAACCCCTACGTACTTCATTTTTCCTCTTGCAATTTTTTCATTAGATACCGTTTCTACCATTTCTTTCATTGAGTGATTTAATAACGCAACCGTTGCCGTATTTTTCATCACATCTTGAATTAATAAACTGGCAAAGCGAGGTTCTGCTGTTGTAAGTTTTTGAAACAAAATGCTATCAATCTCAACATTTCTGCTTGAGCTCAAATCATCAAAATTATAAGGTGCAAATCCAACATCATAGCCTTTGGGGAGTGTTACTAAACGCGGAGAGCCTGAACGAACACCGACTAATTTATCTTCATATTCAATCTCAACGGGAGGGCTAACTTGTTTCCCCATTGCTTTTAAATCATGCTCATCATGGGCAATGACTGTGCAATGACAACCATATGCTTTGATCGGGTAATAGTATTTCCAAAATGGATCTGTCGCTGGACGAATTGTCCCATCCAAGGCAACGTGTTCTGGTCTGGGGTGACTGTTATCATTATGTTGATATTCCCAGTAGGGCATGACATCTGCTAAATCTAAATGTTGCTGTAAACGCCCTCGGTTATATGCACCATAAACATTTGTATCGTAAATAATACGTGTTCGCCAATTTCTTCCTCCGTGATAATCCCAACCCGTTTTTTCGACAATCTCATCAAATCGCTGACGGAAACTTTCTAATGTTTCCCCATGATGAATCGCTTGATCTACTGCCTCACGAAATGCGTTGATAACTTCATTACGATTTGCGCCCGCAACAACGAAAAAATAGTCGTGCTCTTCACCCAATACATCTAAATAACTATTGGTTTTTAAATTGAGTTTTTTCTCAAAGTAACGAGATTGCTCTTGAAATGTAAACTTGCTCATTTATTTTTCTTCCACAACAGATTGGCGACCTGCTAAAAATGCTGTAGTACTTGCCCAAGCCATTAACTCACCGTATTCAGCAAAATTTAACTCAGGAATGAGGCTGTCAAGCTGGTTGCGAAAATCTTCCAAACTCTCAGCTTGACTCAATCTATCTTTAATGGTTTGCATCCATTCTTCAACATAAGGCTCACTTTCCACTTCTAACTGTTCAACAACCCCATCTGCGATATTCGATGGCAATGTTGGCTCATTAAACTCTGCGTTTTTTGGCGTGTTATTGACGGTTAATTCAATATCACCATCTTCAAAACCATAGGTGCGGTGAAGATATTGAGCGGTAAATTTCACCCCCATTTGCGATAAAATTTGGTCACGTTCTACTTGAACTTTATCAATGCTTTCTTGTTCGTAAAGTTCAAATTTAGGCAAGGTTTCCATATTAAAATTGAGCTCACAAATCCAATTCAATAACTGATTAAAACCGCTTTCAACGAGGGTAACATCCTCATTGCGGATTTCTTTTGTTACTTCAAGCCCAGCGGTAGCTGACGCACGATTGCTTTCTTGTTCGGTGGTTTGATTTTGCCCGAGTAAAGCAATGGCAATTTCAGACTTACAATACTTTAAAAATTCATCAAAGACCTGTGAAGAGCCACCTTTGCTTGCGCTTTCTAGCATTGAAATGGAGCTATCATCAAGGATTGCAGCAACAGCAGTACCAATCATTTGTTCGAGGCTATCTAACAAATCTTCGATTTCGTGTGTTTGTGCTTGGCGAGGATGTTTGCCGACCAACCAAGGCGAACCGTATTTTTCGGTAAATTCCAACCAGAACTTAAAGCCACCTCGCTTAAATGTGGCAGCCCAAAAGCACAAAGCGAGATCGAGTTTTCCGTAAGGATTGGTATAATTGGCTTCTTGGGTCGTCAGCAAAAACTTTTTCTCAGGAACAAGTTTGCCGTTACGGTTCTCTTTATCTCGTAACATCAGTTGATTCTGCTCATCAAAGACAAACCATTCTTGTGGCTTACCAATGACTTCTGCTGGTAACCACAAACCATTTTGGTTTTCCCACATCACTTCGAGCACTTGATAACCAAACAAAGCGGCATCTAACATTTCAGTAATAATTTGAGGTAGGGGAAGACGCTCAAAAAGTGTGTTCAGGATTTCGTCGGTTTTGTCATTGCCTGTTGGGGTGATTCGCCACTCTAAACCTTTGATAGCCGCTTTACGACGTCGGACACAACCTGCCACGTGACTATCTGACAAGACTTCACGGTAAGCAGAAATATCACGCCCCATTTTTTTCAGCACAGGATCAGGATTCGGCAAATAGTGCATAAATGACCAAAAGTCGATAGCCTTGGCGCGGGTAGCGATAACGCCGATTAAATCTTGTTTTTTCACTGTCATGGTTAATATCCTTGGGTCATTTTGCGACTGGCGCGCGGTTTACAGCTGTGGGCTTTTACCGGCAATTGAATCAACTGACGACTTGCATAGTGCGCTAACAGCAATGCGATTGCCGTGTCACCGTGGCGTTTGCTTTTGCCATCCGCACTTTTTGCCCGTTTATCCGGTATGCGTGGCACACCTTTTACCACTTGGAACGAACGTAGATCAGCGAGAATATCAGCGTCTTTTGGAATAGCTTCCAGTTCACCGTCCTCCAATGCTGCTTTAAACGGTGCGGTGTGTTCGCGATACCATTTTTCTGATAGCTGAACACAGTCAATAAGCGAACCGAACGCGTCACGGGCTGATTCAGCCAAATATCCACCATTTCCACGTGCGTCAAACGCACCGCCCGAAAAACGGGGAAGCTGTTTTAAAATAAACAATACGATTTGTTCTTGTTGTTTGTACGGCATATTGCCCAGCTCAACGATAAATTGAACCTGTTTTGTTAAGTTTTGTTGTTGGGCCAAAATTACAAACGAGGTCATATCTCCGCTGCGGGCAAAGTCTTCACCGAAAAAGTGCAGTAAGTTAGGCGATAAATTTTGCAAAATCGGGGCTAATGTTTTTTCACACCAATCGTTCATTTCCTTATAACGCGTTGGCTCCGGCACAAGGCTGAAGCCGTCTTTCGCTTCAAAACGCACGACAGGCGTTTTCTCACTCATTTGACGTTCTATCAATGCACGGGAAAGCCATAAACCCGACCCGTTTTTTGGCACGCAGAAATATTCTTCTAATGCGTCTTCTTCACTCGCCGTATCATTAAGCAGATTTTCAATCCATTCCTGTTCTTTCTCCGCTGCCCATTCTTGTTTCGTTACTTGGCAAATGCGTTGATATAAACCGTCATGGCAGGCATCTTCGATGGTGATGGTGTGTACGGAATAACGTTTTCGACCGGCACTGCTATCAAGAATCAGCTCATTAAATAGATTGTCCACACCATTATGCATTGAGATCACCCGCACTTTTGCACCCCACATCGTCAACGCTAATGCGGCTTTAAGCACCTCAGCGAGGTATTCGTGGAATGCAGCTTCATCAATCACAACAATACCTTGCATACCACGCAAGTTTTTAGGATTCGATGAGAGCGCCTTAACCTTAAAACCTGAAGCGAAATAAATGACGTAGGTTAGAATGTCTTTATCTTCGTCTTCAAAGACTTCTTCCTGAATTTCTTCCGCCGCATAGTTAAAGGCTTTCGCCCACATGGCGACGGCGTCAATATATTCGCGCGCCATTTCTTTGTTAGAACCGATGTAGAACACATCGGAACCACCATCTGATTTGCGCGTACTGGCAATTAAAGCATTGTCGGCGGCTTCTGCCCATGTTAAACCGCAACGACGAGTTTTCTCGGCTATCTTGAGTTGGCTATCATCGGCAATCCAACATTTTTGATAGCCTAACAACAGCTCATTCGGATTAAAAGCATGAATACAGTCAAGAAATGACTGACATTCAGGGGCTAATTCGTTTAATGGTCTGTTATTTAATAATGCCATTATGCAATACCTAAAATTTGTTCTTTAATGGCGCGAACCGTATCAGCAGATAAGCCTGCTTGGACGACCACTTTTTCTGCGGTTTCTGCCGCTAATTACGCCATTTCTTTGCGAATTGCCTGTTCACGTTTATGGGATAGACTTTCAGCCTGTTCCAAACGCTGAATGGCTGACGATAGCAATGCCAAATCTTTCGGCTCAGCCTTGCCGTTTTCGCTCATACCAATGGATGTTTCAAACGCTAGATTCTTCACAATTTCCATCAACAGTTTGCCGATGTCGCTCTGCGGGGCTTCACCGAATTGCTTCGTCCAAATTTCGGCGACTTCACGCGCATTGCGAATTTTGCTTGCCATTTGTTCCATGCGGCTGGCGTAACGGTTAAGACCTGTGCAGCTTAATTGATAGCTGTCATCTAACCCGCAATCGCGGATCAGGTCGTTGATTTCTTCAAGAGATTTTCGCTTGTGAAAGCTGTTTATCACGCAACATCATGGCCAGTTGAGTTTTGATATTAGGTGGAAGTAAGTCCACTTTGCTTGCACGGCCGCGTGTGTTTTTGTCGGTCATTTAAACCTCCTTTAAATTGGGTTTAAATCTTTGGACTTGGCTTTTTTACGCCGTCCACGAAAGCGCGACCTTGTGCCACATCCAACCCACGTTGTGTGATAGTAGCCACGAAGAAATCTTTGCCGTTATTGTTTAAACGAGTCAGCGTAATCAAACCTTGCTCTTCAAGCCATAACAGGTGGTTTCGCACTAAGTCGCGGCTAATATCGTGGCCATACATATCTAAGCAATCATTTAAAATGCTTTCATTGGCGTCATAACCACACTCTTCAAGCGAGCGAAGAATCACCAATCGTTGGTCTTTTGTGAAAATATCTTGGCGCATCATTCTTTATTTACCTCTTTTTCAATTAACAACTTCACTTGATGGTTAAGGCTGCCAATGTTGGTATTTAATACGTCGGTTTTGCCTTTCATTTCCGTCATCAATAAACGCAAATCGGCCACTTCTTTTGAAGTTGGCAGATGTCTTAATTCGCCTTTGACTTCCGATAGGCTTTTTTCGTTGTTTTCAATCGCCTTGCGCAAGTCTGACACATCGGTTTTGCTGCTGTCCATGGTCAACCAAAAATAAGTCCACACAGCCCCGCCAATCGCCACAACGATTGCTCAATGACGTTGAATAAACTCCAGTGTTTCTAGCATTATTTAGGTTCCTTCTTTTGGCAGATTTTTTCATAAGTCAAGTTATGATTAAGCACCTGCCGCTTGGTTTCTTCTGTATCTTTACGGCTTGGATAAATAAGACCAAACGCTGAACATCCGCTAGTCTTCACGGAAATAACCTTTTGACTGCAGCTGCTCATCAACAGACTTGCTAGACAAAGTGCGGTTAGTTTCAGTAATGTTTTTTGCTGTGTTTGCATTTTCTAACTCCTGGGCGACCGCGGCCGCTTCACGTTTTACGAATTCGATTTCTTCTTGTTGCTTGCGAATTTTTGCCGCTTGCACGCGCCCATGGATAAAAATGCCAGCCAAAACGGCGAAAGCCGCCCCTACAATATAAACATTAATCATTGTTGCCCCCTTGGCTATTTCTGCTTTGCATCGCATTGGCGAAGCCTTTGGTTGCCGCGCCACCGCCGCAAAAAATAGCAAATGTCGTGAATAACTCGGGTACGTAGGAGCGATTTAACCATACGCAAAACACCAAAATGCCCGCCATGAGAAGTGCGCCAAAGAACTGGATAAATGCAGTAGTCGACAGGCGACCATCGGCGTTAGTGATAAGCTGAAAAAACATTATTAGTAGCTCCAAGATACATAGAATCTTTGTGCGGCAGTACGCCCGCCATTGATTGCACGGTTACGTTTTGCGTTATTGCTTAATTTGTGACCGCGTGTAAATAGCTTTTTATGTCTCGGTAATTTGATTGACGCGCTCATTTCCCCTCCTGAATTTGTTGGCATTGGTAGATGGTGCTACCAACACTAAATTTGCCGTATGTTTGGCAAGTATCTTCAATAGACAGCATCGTAAACACAACGACAAGGCAACATATCACCCCGACCAGAAAAGCACCGCCAAGCAAGGGGTCTAAGTCCTGTATGAGAACTGTGGCAAAACACAGGCTCAAAATAAGAGCAAGAAATAATGCAATTCCCATGTTTACCCCCTGAATAAATGGTCGAAATTAATCACTTGTTCGGAATCCAACCACGTCCACACATCGAAACACGGGCAGTCCTTAATCCACTCATTCGGTGTAATCGAGCCGTCACCGTTGATGTCCGAGCTTAAATCACGATGTCCACAAATGCGTGCACTGGGATATTCGCTTTCCAGTTTTTGCAATAATGTATGCAAGGCAATCCATTGTTTTTCGGTGTATTCGCCGTAGTTTTTACCGTTTGCGTCAATACCACCTACAAGGCAAATGCCGACCGAATATTGATTATGACCTTTCACATGCGCACCGATTTCGCCGACCATACGACCGGTTTCGACGGTTCCGTCGGTGTCAATGACGTAGTGATAGCCGAGGTGTTGCAGGTGTGGGTTGAATTGTTTGGCTAACACGGGGCTACGCTTAAAACCGCGCTGTTTATGCCATTCGTCAATGCATTGCGCGGCGATTTGTGTTGTCGTGCGTAATGATTTGCCGTTTTTTGTGGCAGAACAGTGGATCACGATTTTGGTGATGGGTAGGGATAAAGACATGAAAAAACTCCTTCTAAGTGAACTTAAAAGGAGTTTAAAACGGATGGCGTTTTATTGATTTTAAAGTGATTTAAAGATAGTCGTTACGAAAAAATCTTATATACGGCCCAGATAATTGCTAGAAATATGATAAGCCCAATTATATCACTAGGCTTAGTGGGTTCGTTTTTAGCTTTATTAATACCAGTTTTTAGAGCTTGAATAATTGACAATGGTTTCTCTGAATCCTCAATTGGTTCAGATTTTGATGTGTTTTCTGTAAAAGAAAGAGTTTTGGGAAGTTCTAAAATATAGCTACGTCCAGCTTTCTTCCTTATAATCTCTCCACGATAATCCGCATAATAAAGTACATAACGTAACAATTCTGCGCCTCTTTCGCCGTGATCCTGTTTAACTATATTAGTGAGTTTACTTTGTAATAAAGACTCCTTTTCTAACATAATTTGACTTATAACTAACTTTAAAATCTCCTGATACGTAGGGTCTTCACCGGCAAAAATCGACACTTCTTTTGTGAATGCTTCTTTTTCCGGCTCAGTAAAGTAGTTGTAACCATACGCTACTTGTTGGTAGAAATCCCGTGCGGCATTGTAGTCTTTTTTTTTCCATGCTTTTCTTGCTATGTTTAATATATCTTCGTCAATCATAAATTTATCCTTAGATTGTTAAATTGAAATCTCATGATATAAAAATTCTACCCACAAAAAAACGCCCTTTCGGACGTTTTAATTAATTATCTGCCACAATCACATTGCGGGATTGGCATAGGGCGGTGTTTAGCTCTAATAATTGCGCCGGTACGCGGATCTTCACGCGTCCAACGGAAAATTAGAGGGCAAACACGACCGCACTTAGAACAAGTTGTCATAGCCATTAGGCTTACCTCTTATTTTTCAGGTTACCATCACTTTACCTATGGACAACATCATGCAACTTGTTTTAGAATACTTCACCGTTTTCAAAGGTGTTCTTCTTTTGCCGATGTAGTGTACAGCGGATGGAGAACTATACATAGTAATTAATACGCCAATATTACTTACTATCCTAAAACCCAGTCCTTGTGGTTGGGTTTTTATTTTCTATACTTAGAAATCCTTATTTCAGCACATTCATAACTAATCTGAAATAAGCCTGCGATTTCAGAAATAGATCTGCCACTATGCTGTTTAATGCAACTATCAGGCAATAATAGTCTTCCGGCAAATTCATTTGCTTGCCATTCGGCATTACAGTAAATCTTCGTATTATGATCAACCGGTCGAGCAAATCCTATCTGCTCCTTATGTAGAACTCCATGAGCTAATTCGTGAGCAACTGTAAATCGGTCTCGTCCATTGCCATAACAAGCCCCATTATAGACACTTTCCCTTAAAAGGATCTCTCCCGTTGGTAATGTCAGACCTAAAGCTCCTGCCATCTCATGATCTGGAATAATTCGAAATTTTTCGTAACCAAACTCTAAAAGAGATACTATATCAACGGCACCATTAGAATCTACCCACCCACATTTAGCTGCTATTTCACGGATCGCTTGAGTGATTGAGTCTATTTGTTTTTTTGACATAGGACTCACTGAAAAACCATCATTATAAAAAATTGAACTCACTATTTGACTCCTTTTAATAAATTTAATAATTCTTGTTTTTTAGTATCATCGAGTTCATTGAAATTCCGACAAAACGCCCCGATCAACATTTGATCTAATGTATTTTGTGGGATATTAATTGTGCTTTGAGTCCTTGTTGTGTCGATTGACTCAAACAAACTGTTTTTGTCTTCATCTGAAAAATTGAAATTAGAGACCAATTTCTGCTCAATACCTTGAGGAATAGGCTTATTACCATTTTCAACTGAAGATAAAAATGCTGAACTAAACCCTAGCGCATCAGCCATTTGTTTTAATAAAATTTTATTGGTGCGCCGATACCCCCTTATAAATTCTCCAAAGTTTGTTCTTTTCATAATAATCTCCTCGTTGCGATGTAAAACATTTGAAATGTTTACCTTGAGGTTAATTTTAACCTCGAGGTTAATTTGATGTCAATGCTTATTAAAAATAAAAAACGCCCTTTCGCACGTTTTTTCTCACTTTTAGCGGCTACGCATTGCCAAACATATCAAACTGCCGTCTTGCAATTTCTTCTTTTGTGATCTTCTTCACAATTTGATAAATCCACTGCATAGAAACATTGTACTTTCTCGCCAATTCTCGGTGGTTTGTACCGGTGAATTCGTTAAAAATCTTACGGTCGCGTTCGTTTAGTAATAACACGAGATTGCGGCGGGATATAAATCACCTCACCGCCCCAGCTTTGGGCGATTTGGCTTGCGACTTCCACGCTAATCTGTTGAGCGAGAGCGGGATCAATATCTGCAATGCGTTCTTTGATTTTTACTTCGGTATGCTTTGCCAAATCGGCTAAAATTTCAGGTGCTTTCTTATTAAACGTTTCAATTTGTTCCGTTGTTGCATTCAACATAGCCACCTCTACTGTTTGGACGATCATTATTGTGCAAAATTATAGCGATATTGTTCCATATTGTGCGGATTATTTTCAGGAAGGAATAAGAGTGGAGAGAATAATCACTTGATTTATAAAAGAAAAACCGCCATTTAGGCGGTTAAAAAAAGTTTATTTGGATTGGTTTTCCTTCCATTTTTTCCAGACTTCATAGCCTGGTAAATGTTCCACTGGTTGCCCGAGCTGGTGAAAACGCTCAATATATAAAATAGTGTTTTCTATTTCATCATTTTCCGCCAATCGCTCAGCCTGTTTGCGTTCTTCGTTGTTGATCGCAGCAGAACCCACGCCTGAGAAGAGCGGTTTATTGGTTTCCATCACTTGCATTAAGTAGCGGTGATTGTTAAGTGGGGCGAGATTTCGGCTTTCTTTTCGTTTCTTTTGCACAGCATTCACAGTTTCGCTTAATGAATGCGCCAATAATTGAGACGCTGGAAACATTGCCAGCACTTCGCGCATTAATTTAATCGCCCTTGAATTGCTTAATGCTGATTTGTCAGGGCGAAATAATGCAATATAACTAACTAAAGGTCGTGCCACACCATATTTTAATTCAGTGATTAGCCCTAATAATTCACGCCCAGCATCATCTTCTAGTTGGTCGAGGTGAATATCAGAATGGCACACTGGGCAACGGCATAATTTCATACATTCCCCCTTGCTTGCCATTTTTTCAGGCGTTCAAGCACTAAACCAGCCATTTGGTCGTTTAATGCGCCCACATTCAGCGCAAGCGGTTTGTTTTGAGCCGTTAATATCGGATTCACCACACCGCGCACCCATACATTTAAAGCGTTTTCCGAACCGTCACGCACAAGACCTTGTTTGCTCATTTAAATCCAAATGGAGCAGATTTTGTGGGCAATCAAGCTATTCACTTTGGCGTTTTCGGTGGTCGGCGAATGATGGCGTTTTGTGGTCTTTTTAAAGACTTTATTTTCCATAGCTTCTAAAACTTTAATCAATTGCATTATAGTCATTTGTTTGGTACTGTTTTTGCCAGTTAACTCATTTAGCAACATCCGATAGCTTAATTCGTCCATACGCAGCTTGTGCTTGGCAATATGGATCAGCTGAATCGCCTTTTCTTTGGTTGATCGCATTCTTTTCTCCTGTAAAACACATTATTCAGCCCACTTAAATCCCCCTCTTTTGTAAAGAGGGGCTAGGGGAGATTTAAAGAGCGTTTAAATGGGTTTTAAATTTCTTGTTCGAATGGTGTAATCACAAAGTCTTCTACGCCTGTTTTAATGGTCACGCCTGCTACGGTTGCCGCTAATTCTGGCTCGTTTAACATGGCTTCTTTGTTCACTTCTTCTTTCGTGCGAATGAATCGAACAAGCCCTAGGGTGCGCAAACTTTCAAGCACTGATTCCGCTCCGCGAATCCCCACACTTGGCGGACGCTGTCTCCATTGCACTTCGCCTGTATTAAATGAACCTGTTTTAGTTTTGCCGTTTTGCCGTTTTGCCGTTTTGCCGTTTTGCCGTTTTGCCGTTTTGCCGTTTTGCGTGAGTTCATCACGTCGGCTCTCACACCATGCTTGCACCGCATCTTGTTTTGGGGAGAGTTTTTCTTTGATTGCGTTCATTAAAGGCACGTATTCTTCGGTAATAGCCGCTAATTTGTCGTTTTGTTCAATCGCTAGGCGTTCTAATTCGCGGTTTAAATCGCCGATCTCTTTAATCGCCACCTCCACTTCATCGCGCGTTTGATAACGCACTGCAAAGGTGTCGGTTTTAATGCGGGTTGCTTTCTTAGCCATTGTTTTTTTCTCCTGTTATAATTAAGGTTGAGTGCCATTTGGGTAATGTTCTACCAACCATTCCACGATATAGCGTTCTTGCTCGGGGGTGAGGTTGGGTTGAAATTCGCCTTGTTCTTGTTTCCACTCTGCATTTGCACGTTCTTTTTGGCATTGCAAATTGCAGGTTTCTACATCTGTACAAGCAGTGAGTATTAGCGATAAAGTCAGTAAATATTTTTTCATTAGTTCACTCCTTGCATATGGGCTTTCGCCTGTAAAATTAGGTCAAGACTAATAACTGTCTCTTTGCCTTTGGCGGCAATAGCAGCAAGACGTAAATACTGAGTTAGTGCACGCAATCCGCCAGCCTTAGTGCCAATATCACACAGCGTATTCATCAATTCCTTATCTTCAGTATCAAGGTTCCACGCTTGTGCTACCGCTTTAACATCCGCCTTGGTACTGTGTTTAATGCCACAGTTATTGCCAATACGCGACCATAAACGAGCGTATTCATGAGCTTGGTTTACGCCACCTTGAATACGTGTGTAAACCTTATCGTTACCAATCAACGCAAAACCCACATCCGCCTCTTCTTGAATAATGCGAATTTCTTCAAGCGCGTCATAAGGCAAATGGTCGCTTTCATCAATAATCACTAAGCCTTGCGTGCCAGAGAGTTTTTTCGTAATCATCCGACTTAAGCGGTCTTTACGACGCGGTGCATCATTAATGCCTAGTTCTAGGGCTAATTCGTACAAAATCGTGCTTAAAGTCGCCCTTGCAGGACTTGCAGTAATCATCCACACGTTTTTATTGAGTTTTTTATACTCTTGGCTGGCTTTGGTTTTTCCTACACCGCTTGCGCCATAAATAGTCACCATTGTCGGCAATAACTTCGCCATATCTAATGCCCCAAACACTCGTTTGGCAGTGGGAATGTCGATAAAGTGCGGTGCGTCTACAAACACTTTTTGCTTTTTATCTTGGCTAGCAAGCCAGTTGTTTAATGCACTTTCAATGTTGTCAATATTGCCTGCATAAGTGCCTTTGAGATAGGCGCTTAATGCTCCAGCAGAAATGCCAGATTGCTGAGCAATATCTCGTTGCATAAAAGTTTTACTATCTAAAATTTGCTGAATTTGTTGGGTTAGTGTCATAATGGTTTCCTTCTAAATTTCGGCGGTTATTTCTGTACTTGCTTTAATCCGTTAAATAGATCCTGTTCAAAACTTAAGGTGTTTTGTTCTTCCGTTTCAGTTTCTAACTCGTGGTCAAGTTTGATAGTTTTAACAGTGTTACCGTCCGCAAACTGTGTCCAACTAAAGGCTTGTTTTTCGGCTGGCTCCACAAAATCTGCTGCAGATTGTTCAAACTGTTTGCGATACTGTGCCATTTCGTGTTCACTAAGTTTCTCGTGGTTATCCACCATTTTCTTAGTAATACGGCGTTGTTCGTTAATGAGGCGTTTTTGTACTCTTGCGCCTTCTTCACTATTGAAGGCGACTTTTTCTACACACTCGCCATCACATAAATACACTCCATTTTTGTCATAAATATGAACGGTGCCGTGCAAATCATCAGGGTCGTACCGCACAATCACATTGCCAATATTTCCCCCGATGAGAGCTTGGGCTTCGTAAACGTTCTTTTGATTGTTGAGGACATAACCCACTTTGAGAGTAAAGCGTCCGTGTTTGTCCACTTTAGTGCTTTCGCCTAACATCATTAACTGTCTCAGTTGTTCCTCTGTAGCAAAAGTTTGGCGAGTTTGCGCATAGTCACGCGCCCATAATTGATCTGCACTAAATATGCCTTGCCCTAACTCTGTTTCTCTTCCTGCTTTGTCGTTCCAAAGACGTACGCCCTGTTCTAATACTTCTAAAAACAAGGCTTTATTCACGCCTTTTTTAAACTGATAATCTTCGGTTTTTTCAGTCACTGACCAGCCTGTAAAAAAGCTTCTAAGCGTGCATCACCATCTACATAGGCAGGAAGGCTGTCTCGTTTGAACGCTCGCTCAATAGGCTTAGCACGCCCATTACCTCGCCCTTTAAACACTAAAGTGCGGATAACTTTGATGCCCAAACGATCAAACATACCGTCAATTTTTATGCCTGCAGTTTGACGCTTGCCTCGCTTGCGTTGTTGCGTGGTTTGCTTGTCGGAAGCAGCTCGGGTGTTATCCATTAAAATGGTTTTAGGACGGATAGGTGGGCGTCCATCTTCATACCAATCTACAAACACGTTATGCTGATAACCATCACCATTGACGATTTCATAAGCTTCCAAATCCATGACAGTGCGAATTTGAGGGGCGGTCAGTTCACGTAATTCGTGTTCACCACCACGTGCTAATGCGATTTCTGCTTCGGTAAATTCGTTATAAAATTTACGTTTCAAGCTACTTAGGCTCGGGATTGTCCAGTCGTTTTCTTCAGCAGCCAAGGTTAAACGGTAATAACACACACTAAATTTTGGTTTGCTTTTGCGTAGGTAGTCTGCGCAAAAGAATGCCCATGCTTTGTCTGAAATATCTGCCCAACGACAGCTGTTATCTCTTTCTGTTCGGTCGAGCAGAAGAGGTAGCCAAATGCCTTGTGGGTGTGTTTTTACTTTGTACCACCAGCGTTTTAAACTACCTTTGCTGATAGTTTCATCATCGCTGTCAGTTGCATAAAGTGCTACCACTTGCTCAAAAGCTTTCATTAGTGGGATTTTGTTTTCCACTAATCGAGCCACTTTAACTACCGCTTGGAAACGACGTTCTGCGCGTTTTTCTTGCTCAAAGGTGGCTGAAGCGAGGACGTTCCATGCGCTTTCAATGATGGGCTGATTTGAGTCGTTATTTTCTTTATTAACTTTCAGATCTTCACTGTGCTTGAGTAAATATTCTGTTTGAACTTCTAGAGGAAGAGAGGAGAAGGAGTATTCGTACACATTACCTTTTACGCCTTGTTTTCTACGTCTTTCCCAGTTTTCTAATTTTGCTTTCTTGGTTATCCCTGGCAGGGTAGCAGGTAAACCACCCAATCCTAAAATTTCTTTAAGTTCTATCCACATGACGGTTCTCCCGTTTCGCATAACGAGTTACCCAAATTTCGCTTGCTTCTACGCCGATTGCTTCTGCAATGATTTTTTCCCCTTTCGGATAGCTCACTCGTAGTGCATTTTTTAGCGTAGAAGGAGCAAGCCCAGCTTTTACAGAAAGTGAATGCAATGTGATATTGCGTTCGTGCAACTCATAGACAATTCGCTTTCTGCTCCAATCTTTTTTAGCCATAAATTAAACTCCTGCATTTAAATCAAACTCAGTTTCGGTTAAACTTTGATGTAAGCCTTTAGTGTTACCCTTTAAGTTAATCCTAAGTTTATATTAAAAAATTAAAATTATTTTTTGTATTTCGGGTAACTAATTGATTTTATTTAGCTTAACTTAAGATAACTCTAACTTATTCCAAGTTTATTTTAAGGGTGTTTAAAATGATCCGAGAATGGTATGAGATAAAAAATCTTCTTGGGGTTGCTGGGTTAGCTACAACCGGCAAGGAGTAACTAAAAAAGCCAAAAAAGAAAACTGGCAAAGGAGGCGTGTAGTAGGTGTAAAAGGCAATATATTTGAGTACTATGTCGGTGATATGCCATTAGCAGTACAGAAGGCTTTAGGATTTAAGCCAAACGAAGCCAAAAAAGAACCTTTGCCAGCAGCGCGTGTTGGTGAGCGGTTGAAAGAGATAGGCCGCATTATGGCGACAATTAGCTCGCTTGAGGCAAAGGTAAAAGAATTAGAAGAGCCAACATTGGATAGCCTACCTGATACGCTAGACCAAGCTGAAAAACGGCTTGTGCGTTGGTTTCGACAATGTAATAAGGATAGGCAGGCGATGTTACTTTCATCGGCTGAAGTTCTAGCAGATATGTCATTGAAGGAACAAAAAGAGAGCTCGGAGCCACTTGAAAATTGTGAAGTAGCTTAAAGGTTTTTAAAAATAAATAACCCTAGCAAATCCTTTCTATGAATTTGCACAATACCTTGATAATAAAAAGAATTATAAAGTAATGTCAAGATAGGTAAATTAATTTTGTGAACTATGCTTAAAATCAATTTAAACTGCAT